ACTAAAGGTTTTGATGATGATACTTTTGACACATATGTTCCAGAACTATCTGATAATGCAAATATTCAAAACGCACTAGAGTTATTTTATTATGGAAATTCAGATGATGGAAATGCAAGAGGAGATGTAAGTCTTCATGCAACAATTGTAGATTTTGATACTAGAATTACTTCAACAACTTCTGGGCTATCTGGTCATACTGGAGCTATTTCAGATGTGCATGGTGTTGGTGCAGGAAATTCAGTTGTTGGAACTGGAACATCACAAACTCTTACAAATAAAACTTTAACTTCTCCAAAAATAAATGAAAATGTTTCACTTACTGCTACTTCAACTGAACTTAATTATGTTGATGGTGTAACTTCACCTATTCAAACTCAAATAGATACTAATACTCCAATTGGAATGATTTCAATACATGCTGGATCTTCTGCTCCAACAGGATGGTTGCTTTGTGATGGTACTTCCTATTCCACAACAACTTATGCAAATCTTTATGGTGTTATTGGCTATACATTTGGTGGATCTGGATCAGCTTTTGCAGTTCCAAATTTAAAAGGAAGAGTAGTTGTTGGAATAGACGCTGCTCAGGCTTCTTTTGATGCTCGTGGTGAAACTGGTGGAGCAATGACACATCAGCATACAATTGCTGAAAGTAGTGCAATTGCTTCAAGTAACCATGCTGGTCACACACACAATACTAACTCACATAGCCATGGAAATACTGTAAATCAAACTGGTGCTGGAGACCATTCACATAACACAAATCAAATTAACAATACTGGAAATGCTAACGCTGTAAATCACAATCACGCAGATACACTTGCAACAGGAACTTCTAGTAGCAACCTTGGTACTCCACTTGGATCTAGTCAAAATGTGGCTAGTTCTGCACACTCTCACACAGTCAATGGTAACGTTGATGGTGGTGGTGTAGATCACGATCATGCGATTACTCCTACAAATATAGCCAGTAATTCTGGAAATCATACCCACAGTGTTGGTGTGGCTACTAACAGTGATGCAACAGCTACAGCAGTTACTGATGGATCTCATAGCCATAATACGACTGTCCCACAGCACTCATCTGACTCTTTATCAAATCTACAGCCCTATATGGCTTTAAACTATATAATTAAGTTTTAGGAGGAATTATGGCTACAAGTTTTAAAAAAGTTGATGGAATTACTAGAAGTCAGTCTAACGGCTACGATGTTTGGGAGCTTTCAAATACTTCTGGTGTAAGTCCAGAATTGATTGGATGGTATTTTGTACCAGAAGGTATAGATGGAAAAGAGTATCATGATGCACTACTGAGTGCAGAAAATAAATTAATTGCTCTTGGATTAACTGATCTAGAAGTAAAAGCAATAATTGGAAGACAACTATTCTAATATCAATCTTGACAACTTTACACTTTTAAGATATACTTTACAAAGTACTATAGACAGGAGAATTATCATGGTACTTAGTTTGACAAAATCGCAGAAAGAAATGCTGCAATCGTATGGTCGCTCATTTTTAGGTGCAGCACTTGCTTTATACATGGCAGGTAATACAGATGCTTATACATACCTATATGCTTTTGTAGCTGCATTTGCACCAGTTGCAATTCGTTACTTTAACAAGAATGATATCGCATTTGGAAGAATTTCTGGAAACTCAACCTCAGAAGAAGTTGCTACAGAAGTTGTTAAGGCAGTTAAGAAAGCTGCTGCAAAGAAAACAGAAAAGAAGTAATAAAGCCCATGCAAACTCCAACAATTGCTTTTCTAACTTATGACTGGTCATTTGGTGTAAAACCATTACAACCAAATGGCTGTGGTTGGTATAGATGTTATTTACCAATGAAGCAATTGAAGGAGCATGGCTGGGAAAGTGGAATTGGAATTCCAGGGTTTAGTGACGAACATGCTTTTGGTATTTTAATTCCAGAAGAAAAAGCAATACATGGTTGGGACATAGTTGTTTTAAAACTAATTATGCTTGAAAGATTTGTTGAACATGTCGCAAGAGCAAAAGAACTTGGTCAAAAAATTGTTGTAGATATTGATGATCATATGGAAGGTCTTGAAGAAACTAATCTTGCATATAAAACAACTAGTCCAGATTCAAATCCAAATAATAATAGAGAGCACTATGTAAAAATTATTGAACAAGCAGATGCATTAATTACTTCTACCCCATTCTTAAAAGAATTTTATGAAAAAAAATATCCAGATAAGCCAATTTTTGTGGTTAGAAATGGCATTGATATTGAAAGATGGAATGTAAGAAAAGACCATAAAGGCTTCCTTCCAGTTTTTGGATGGGTAGGTGCAACACCTTGGAGATCTGGAGATCTAGAAACTCTTAACCCATTCTTTGGAAAGTTTCTAAAAGAAAAACATTTAAAGTTTCATCATGCTGGTAATATTATTAATGCTCCAACAGCAGCTCAGCAAATTGGTATTGATAAAAATCTTTGTACAACAGAGCCAATGAAAACCATGCTGGGCGTTCCAGAGTTGTACAGAAAAATGGATGTTGGAATTGTTCCATTAAGAGATGTTCCATTTAATCATGCAAAGTCATATTTAAAAGGATTGGAAAATGCAGCAGCAGGTATTCCTTTTATAGCCTCTGGCGGATTACCAGAGTATCAATTACTTGCAGATGCTGGAGTTGGAAGAATTGCAAATACTCCAGATGAATGGATAGGTCATATGACAGACCTTTTAAATCCAAAAACTAGATTACAAGAAAGAATGGAGTCTCATAAAATTGTTTCTGAACAATTCTCTATGAAGCAAAGAGGCTACGAATGGGACGAAGTTTTCAGAACAATTCTTGCGTTATAATATATGTATGGCTAAAATACATATAAAAAGTGATGAATACTCTAGTTTGGTTAAAGAATTTTTAGAAAAATATATTAGACAAGAAACACCCTATAATTTAACAGTACATGAATCAAATGCAGATTTTTGTGTTAGTCTTTTTACCCCAGAATATCCAGCAGAACAAAGATTCTTTGCATACATTTATAACAACGATGAAGCAATGGAAGAGCTGGCAAGTAAAATTTATTATCAATGTTCTAAGGCTGAAATTAGAGTCAACAAGCTTTCTAAAAGATCTATGCCAAGAGATGAATATGAAATAGATTTTAAATGCCCTACGCTTTGTATCAATTTAACAAATGATTCAGTAGAGATAGATGAAGAAGTATATGCTTTAGCAATTGGTCAAGGAATAGTTTCCTATCTTAATCCTGGAACTGTGTTTGATACATTTTCAGTAAAAGATAAAATTAAAAAACCAGGAGATAAAAGTTTTGTTAATAGAAAATATGTTCAACAGCCAACAAATAATTCAAAGCTTTTATTTAAGAAGTAGATAAAGAAATATAGCCTTTAATTTTTTCTATCAAATTAATTCCTGGGTAAAAAGATGTTTGACATCCAAGGCAATAGAAAAATACTTTGTCACTACTGTCTACTTTAGAAACAACAGTATCATCAGTATCAAACTTGCATTCTATCTTTAATGCTTTTCCATTTTTTACAAGATCGTTATAGTAATTAACCTCTTGAATTGTTAGATCCATTTGCTTCTCCTTGAATACTAGTGTAGAATGTATCTATTACATTTTATCAGAAGGACGTGTTACAAAATGTCATTTATTGACTCCAACGGATCTATAACAGATCCATATCGCAACTTTATTCATATCTCAAGGTATGCTCGCTGGATTGAAAGCGAAAACCGTAGAGAAACGTGGGAGGAAACAGTTGACAGATATTGTAACTTTATGCGAGATCACCTTGTACTAAATCATGGCTATAGTCCAAACGCAAAAGTATTTGGAGAAGTTAGAGATGCAATTTTAAATCATCACATAATGCCATCTATGAGGGCACTGATGACCGCTGGACCAGCTTTAGAAAGAGACCACATCGCAGCATACAATTGTTCTTTTATTGCTGTAGACAGCCCTAGAGCCTTTGACGAGGCTATGTATATCCTTATGAACGGAACTGGAGTTGGTTTTAGTGTTGAACAAAAATATGTTAATCAATTACCAGTTATTGCAGAATCATTTTTCCAAACAAATACAACTATTGTTGTTGATGATTCAAAACTTGGTTGGGCAAAAGCTTATAAAGAACTTATTGCACTTCTTTACCAAGGTCAGATTCCAAATTGGGATGTTTCAAAGGTTCGTCCTGCTGGAGCAAGACTAAAAGTATTTGGTGGAAGAGCATCTGGTCCAGATCCACTAGTAGATCTTTTTAACTTTACAATTGAAACATTTAAGTCTGCAGCAGGAAGGCGACTAAAGTCAATTGAAGCACATGACTTAATGTGTAAGATTGGAGAAGTTGTTGTTGTTGGTGGAGTTCGTAGAAGTGCTCTAATCTCACTATCTAATCTAGATGACTTTGAAATGGCAAAGGCTAAGAGTGGTCAGTGGTGGGAAGGTAACGGTCAAAGAGCCCTAGCAAATAACTCTGCTGTTTATAACTCAAAGCCAAATACTGCTCAGTTCCTTCGTGAATGGAGAAATTTATACGAATCAAAGTCTGGTGAGCGTGGAATTTATAATATGGATTCTGTTCGTAAACACATTGATAAGTTTGGTCGTAGAGACTCTAGCCTTGTAGGTGGAACAAATCCTTGTGGAGAAATTCTTCTTCGTCCAAATGAATTTTGTAACCTAACAGAGGTTGTAATTGATGCAACTGATACAAAAGAAACTTTGCTAGAAAAAGTTAGACTTGCAACAATTCTTGGAACTTGGCAATCAACTCTAACTAATTTTAAATACATTAGAAAAACATGGAAAGATAATTGCGAAGAAGAAAGACTTCTTGGTGTATCTTTGACAGGTATTTATGGAAATAAAATTACTGCTACAAATGGCAAAGCACTTGAAGCACTCCTTGATGAAATGAGAGATCTATCTGTTTCAGTAAATGACAAAGAGGCTAAGTCTTTGAACATTAACCCTTCAGTATCAATTACTTGTGTAAAGCCTTCAGGAACTGTCTCACAGCTTACAGGAGTATCTTCTGGTATCCATCCATGGTATTCAGAATATTATGTAAGAAGCGTTAGAGCAGACAATAAAGATCCTCTAACTCAATTCTTAAAAGATTCTGGCATTCCTTTTGAACCAGATGTAATGAAGCCAGAAGCTACAACAGTTTTCTACTTCCCAATAAAGGCTCCAAAGAATGCAGTTATTACTAAAGATTTGACTGCAATCGATCACCTTGAAATGTGGAAAACATATAGAACACATTGGACAGAGCATAATCCAAGTGTTACTGTTAATGTTGAAGAAGATGAGTGGATGCGTGTTGGTGCTTGGGTTTTTGATAACTTCGACTCAATTGGTGGGGTATCCTTCCTTCCAGCAGTAGAGCATTCTTATAAGCAAGCTCCGTATCAAGAAATATCTAAAGAAGAGTACGAATCTTGGGTAAGTAAGATGCCTGATTCAATTCGTTGGGATATGCTTTCACTATACGAAACAACAGATGGCACAACTGGAAGCCAAGAACTTTCTTGTGTTGCTGGTGCATGTGAAATTGTAGATATTACAAAGTAGCCTCTATGATAAAATAGGGTAGAGGTAATCTATGTCCTATACACGTTCAAGTCTTTATGCTTCAAGAGTCTACGCAGAGCATCCAGTAGCTTTATGGGCTATGGATGAGCCAAACTATTTTATTTCTTTAATTTCAGAATCAGAAAAAGAAATAACAGAGGCTAATTGGGATTTTGACAATGCTGTTAGAAATGCATCTGCAACTTTTACATTAACTGGATATCCTTTTGACGACTTAGATGTAAATAAAATATATCTTGCTACAGCATCTGCAGCCACTATAGAATTTACAGTCTCTTTATCATCTTCATTGTCTTATGTAGAGTTTGATCCAAATAAGGGTAGTGTGTGTGTATCTAATTATATTTACGTTCCTGAACAAACCTCTATTTTGTATACAGATATAGGATTTACTGTAGACGGACAAGAGTCATATACAAGATACTCGTTCTTAAAAACAAATAACTGGGAAAAAATTTCTCATACAGAGCCAGTGCTTGGAGAAAGTTTTACTCCATTTATAAGAGTTGTGTTTGATCAAGATGTTGATGCTGGTGAAATAGACTCTTCTATTTATTTTAATGGAGTCTCTGTTGGACAGTGGTCTGAGCCTTATAACTCAATAAGCACTGGAATTTCTAGTGCATCTTTAGTTAACTTACCAAGTGGTATCAGCTCCTTAATAGATTACCCTGAAACAATAAAGTGCACAGTACTAGATCCTTATGGTCTAGGTGATAGTTCAGATAATGGATATGTTACATGTTTGAATAATTCTCTTTCTGCAAAACTATCAGGAATTCCGATGGTTTATGGATCTTCTGGAAATATTCAATTAAATAAAGATGGAATAGTTTTAACAGAATCAATTGACGGTTCTTCTTCAGAGCCAATTACTATTGATGGAGGGTCTTCTTCATCTTCTTCTGCAGCATATGTAGAGTACATTGATGGAGGAGGGGCACTTGAATTTTTGTATCTAACAGAAAGTCAGTACTATAATTTCCCATCATTGGTGTTCCCTGGAAAAGGATTTTTAAATCAGTACGGTTATAATAAAACACTTACAGCAGAATTCTGGTTAAGAATTAGTCCTGAAACAACTACAAGAAGAAGAATATTTGGACCACTTAGATCAGAAGATGGAATATATGTAGATAAAGACCTTATAACTGTAAATGTTGGAAAATATACAAAGTCTTACTTTATTGGAAAATGGTATAGACCAATGTTGGTACATTTTTGCCAAAGTCCTAACGAAATTTTCTTAATGATTAATGGAGAGAAGGTTATATCTATTCCTATTGACTCATTAAATATTTCAACTTTTCCACCAGAGTCTGAAGACTATCTAGGATTCTATGCAAATGAATTTATATATCTTTTTGAGTTAGATTCTTTTTCAATATTTCCATATGCAGTTCCAGAACAGGTAGCGAAAAAACGATATGTTTTTGGACAAGGCGTTGAGGAGCAAGAAAATATTGTTGCATCAAAAAATGGAGATCTTTCTTATGTAGACTTCCCTTTTTCGGGCTACAGCTCTACAGTCAGGTATCCAGATAGAAGTAAGTGGAATGATGCATTTTTTAATAATATAGTTGCAGATGAAAAAGGAATATCTTTACCAAAATATAAGTTACCAGAAATTTTATTTAATAACAATACAGCGTTAACAAATGCTCAAAAATCTTCAATTACTTCAGGATTTTATGAAGAAAATTATCAAATACAAGATGAAGAGTATCCTTATATTTCCATGGATCCTAATAATACATACATTGCAAATGGATCTTATGGAAGTATATATTTTTCAAAATTAAATCAGACAAATGATGAAACAAGATCTGTTCATGCAATTTTAAAATCTTCAAGTGATGTTTCAACTAGACAGTCTTTAATCTATATATCAAATAGTTTTGATGGAAATACTTTTGAAGTAGCAATTAATTCTGGAAGTATTCAATATATTTATAACGAAACTGTTTTAAATTCAGCATCTGTTGGAGCTACTTCTTATTTTGCAGTAGGAGTTGACTTTGAGAATTTTCAAGAAACATATTTTTCAACTGTTGGATCGTTTTTTTCAAGACCAGAAATTCTTTCTTTAAATTTTGCAGGAGATAGACAAGATGTTTTTCTAGGAAAAATATTTTCTTTAACATTGAACAATGACTTTTTTGTGGATAAGGATAGGAGTCAAATATTTAATTCCTCTGGTATAGCGGTTAAAAATTTTGATAGTTCCCTCTATGAATATATTGGATCGTATACTCTGTTGCCAAAAACAACAAACACTTCAGTTATATTAGATATAGGAGTTTCTGGATACTGGGAAAATTCAATACCCCTATCCTACTTTGGAAAATACATAACTGAGGCTAATGGAAATTTAAAATATGACTTAGATTTGCTTCAATTTAACATTGATACTCCAAGTTCAATATTTTCAAAATATAACCAAGAGTCTTCACAATATCAAGATTCTTTATCAACAAGTGTATATATTACTTTGCAAAATATGCTTGAAGTTGGTCAAGTAGTTTATACTCAATTTACAAATGAAGAAAATGTTGGAATGAATAGAATTTTAAATTTAGGAGAAATTACATCTCCAGAAGATACAAAATATAAGATTAATGATGGCACAATAATTTATCCACCAAAAGACGTTTCTGGATTTACCAATTATTATTTAACAATCCATATTGAAATTTCTTCTAAGGGAATAAATACAGAAGATATAAAAATTAAAAACATGGGATTGGCTGCATTGTCTTTTGACGAAGGTCAATTTTATTCTATTAATACACCTGCTGTAGGAAAATTTTATCCAATAGTAAAAAATGAAGATCAGTATGTTTACAAGAGAAAGATTCCAGTTATTATTGATACAGAGTCTTCCCCATACCTATATCTATCAGGGGATTCTGGATTAGAAATTCTACCAGAAATTGATGAAAATTTAATTAAGGGTATTTCTGTTCCAATTAACCAAACTTTAAAAAATAATCAAGAAGTTGTAGGCTTGCAGATGTTTTTAATGTATAACGAGTCTAATGAATTTACAGAAAGAAGAAAAATTGGTAAAATATTTAGCTCTAATAATTCTTATGACATTGTTTTAGATCCTGAAACTGATGGAAAGAGAGCTTTTGTTTATATCTATGATTCACAAAATGGAACTCAATTTACTAACGCAAGGTTCTTTTTAAATGGAAAACTTGTTAATGACATAGTTATTGAGCCACTAGCTTGGAACTATATTGCTATATCTTTACAAGAAAATGCAATCCCCCTAGATGGAATTATTGGTCAAATTGAAATCTATTCTGGAGTAAAGGTAGACAATGTTGCAAGTTTTATGGAATTAAATCCTATTAAACAAGAATTAACTGTTTATGATGAATGGAATGTTGTTGATGATCAAAACTGGAACTATTGGTCTTCATCTGCAACATGGGTTCAAGTTTTAGATGAGCAGTCTCTTGAAGTTACAGTTTTATCTTTAGATGGAAAAGAAATTTTTGACACATATGTAGGATTATCGTCAGGCATTGCTAATGATAGAAAGGTACTTAATATCACTGAAGACTTTGCTGTAATAATAAATGACACAACTTGGGACGAATTTTTGGTTTAAGCGATAATTTATGGTACAATAATGTCATGGATTATCTAGATGGATTACAAAAATTGCCAAACAAGCCAAAAGTAAGCTACGTTGAAAACGATGCTGAGTACGGTTTATATGTTTGGAAAACAGAAACAGGAAGAATATTTGGAGATGGTGATGGAAGTTTTATGAATATTCCAGCCAGAAAATATGACATAACTGCTATTAATAGAATTACACAGGCAGCAGCACACTATGGAGCTGGTCCAGGTAAAGCAGTATTTATGCCAGGAGTCACAAGAATTACAGATGAAGAACACTCTGTTCAAATTGACAGAATGAAGCAGGGATATATTCCAAGCGAATTTGACACTGGTGCTTTTGCTGATGCTGCAAAGGGGTTGCAAAAGCATGGAAATGACTAATGAAGTTATTGCTAGAATTGATAATCTAGACAAAAATAAACCATCTGCCAATAAAACAGATGACTTTATGACTGAATCAGAGCTTGTAAAAGGTTTTGACGGCATAGATGCTAATTTCAAACGCAGAATTACAAGAATGAATAAGGCTTATACTGGTCAAGATGGTGCAAAGTCTAAGCAGTTATTTCCAGAGCAGGATATTACTACTGCCTATGGTCTTTTTGATGTTGTGCTACCACCTTACAATCTTGACGAACTAGCATTCTTCTTTGACAACTCTTTTGCAAACCACGCTGCAATTAATGCAAAGGTGGCAAACACAGTAGGTCTTGGATACAGTTTTATAATGTCTGACATTGTTAAGTCTAGAATTGAAGAAATTGAAAATGTTGACCAAAGAGTAAGAGCTCAAAGAAAAGTTGAAAGAGCTAAGTCTGAATTAACCAATTGGCTTGAAGAATTGAATGATGAAGATACTTTTACACATGTTCTTGAAAAAGCTATGACAGATTATGAAGCAACTGGAAATGGATACATTGAAATTGGAAGAAAGAATACTGGTGAAATTGGATACATTGGTCATATTCCTGCAACAACAATTCGTGTAAGACGTATGCGTGACGGATATGTTCAGATTGTAAATCAAAGAGTAGTTTTCTTTAGAAACTTTCAGGATACAAAAACAGTAAATCCAGTTACAACAGATCAAAGACCTAATGAACTTATTCATATCAAAAAATACAGCCCTAAAAATACATACTATGGAGTTCCAGATGTTGTTTCTGCTGCAACTTCTGTAGTTGGAGATCATCTGGCTGCAAGATATAACATTGACTACTTTGAGAATAAAGCTGTTCCAAGATACATTGTTACTCTTAAGGGTGCAAAACTAAGTTCAGAAGCAGAAGATAAGCTATTTAGATTCCTTCAGTCTGGACTTCGTGGACAGAATCATAGAACCCTTTATATCCCACTTCCTGGCGATGGTCCAGATAATAAAGTTGAGTTTAAGATGGAGCCAGTTGAAAATGGAATTCAAGAAGGATCTTTTGATAAGTACAGAACTTCTAACGTCCATGACATTCTTATGGCACATCAAGTTCCAATTTCAAAAGTTGGTTCAGATCCTGGAAGCTCTATTGCATCTGCACTTGTTTCAGACAGAACCTTTAAAGAGCAGGTTGCAAGACCTTCACAAAAGAATTTAGAAAAGACAATCAATAAACTAATTAAAGAAAAGACAGATATTCTTTTACTAAAGTTTAATGAATTAACTTTGACTGATGAAAATACTCAAAGCCAAATTGATGAAAGATATCTGAGAGCACAAGTTGTTGTTCCAAATGATATTAGACCAAGACTTGGGCTCCCAGTGATTCCACAAGGAGACTCCCCAGTAGCCATGACCCCTCAACAACGTGCAGAACAAAATGCTCAAATGGCTGGAACAAGACAAAGAGATCAACAAAGAACTAACGAAGCTTCTGATTCAACTTCGACCACAACAGGTAGAAATCCTGGTGGCGAAGGAAGATCAGTAGTATAATATAACGATATAATAAAATTACATAAAACACATATATAATAGGAATAAGATGTCTGCTTTAAACAAGGCTTATTGGACTTCAGATAACGATGATATCAAGTTATCAATGCCAATCGCCAAAATAGATGAAGAGCGTAGAACCGTTTCTGGTTTCGCCACGCTCGATAACATTGACAAGCAATCTGACATTGTTCCAACAGATGTTAGTCTAAAAGCTTTTGAAACATTTCGTGGTAACTTGAGAGAAATGCATCAACCGATTGCTGTTGGCAAGGTAGTTAATTTTAGACAAGAAAAGTTTTTTGACAAGAGCACGGATAGACTATATAATGGTGTTTATGTAGATGCATACATTTCCAAGGGTGCTCAAGATACTTGGGAAAAGGTTCTGGATGGAACTTTGACAGGATTCTCAATTGGCGGAGTAATTAAAGAAGCTGAAAATTCATGGGATGAAAATGTTGAAAAGACAATCAGAATTGTAAAAGATTATGAACTTCATGAACTATCTTTGGTAGACAATCCTGCAAATCAGTTTGCAAATGTCGTGTCTATTCAGAAGATTAACAAAGATGAACAAATTGATGGTATAATTGCAAAAGCAGATCTTGAAAATGTCTACTGGTGTGAGAATGACGGTATCGTCAGACTTTCAGAAGTTGATGATTCAAGTTGCCCTTCATGTGAAGTTAGCATGAAGAATATTGGTTTCGTAGAGACAAAGGATACAGAAAAGGCTATGACAGTTAAATCACTTTTAAACAAGTTTATTGGTGCTACAGATGTTAGCAAATCTGAAGATGTTTCCGAAGCCCCACAAACTTCAAGCGAAACGCTTGAAACAGCGATTGACAATAATGCGTCAATTGTAAAAAACAATATAGAGGAGGAGAACAACGTGTCAGAAGATAATACAGTAGTAGAAGAGACCGTTGAAGAAGTTGCAGCTGAAGAAGCTGTTGCTGAAGCTCCTGCCGAAGAAACCGTAGAAAAGTCAGTTGACGCAGTTGACGCTGTTGAGGAAACAGTAGCTAAGTCTGCTGATCCAGAAGAAGCACCTGCAGAAGAAGTTGCAGAAGAAGTTGCTTCTGATGACGTTGAAGTTGAGAAGTCTGTTATTGCAGAAGATACAACCGATTCTGAGCTTGCAAAAGCTGTTGACGAAATTAAGGTTTCAGTAACAGAGGCAGTGAGTGAACTTATTTCAACAATGAAGTCACTAAATGAAGAGATTGCAGACCTTAAAAAAGGTCACGCCACAGTAGCAGAAGAAGTTGCTGGAGTAAGAGGCAGTCTTGAAGAGTTTGGAAAGCGTGTAGATGGTCTAGAAGACGAAACCGCTGTCCGTAAGTCTGGCGATCTTGGCGGGATCGTTCAGGGCAATACAATAAGAAAAGGGTCTATGTGGGGTGGACGTTTCCTAAATTCCGCTGACCTATATCATTAAGAGAAACTGGAGGTGAAATAAAAAATGACAGAAAATAATGAAATTTTAGAAAAAGCGGCTGCAGCTGGTACTATCGCATCTGGTGGTATTGGTGGAGTAAGCACTCCAGCAGCTGGAATTCTTGACAATACTAACCCAGTTGGTGATCTAGTGTCTGATGGCGGTATTTTGCAGCCTGAACAGTCACGTCAGTTCATTGAGTATATCTTTGAACAGCAGGTTCTAGCCCAAGATGGTCGTAGAGTCACAATGAGAGCTAACACAACTGAACTTGAGAAGATGAATGTTGGAGAGCGTGTAATCCGTGCAGCAGCACAGGCAGACGCAACCTACACTAACGCTGATGTACAGTTTACAAAGGTTACTCTTACAACCAAGAAGATTCGTCTTGACTGGGAAGTTTCAACTGAAGCTCTTGAAGACAATATCGAAGGTGCAGGTCTGGAGGATCACTTGGTCCGTACAATGACCCGTGCGTTTGCTAACGATCTTGAAGATCTAGCCATCAATGGTACAGGAACTGGTACAAACAACTTCCTGAACATCCTTGAAGGTTTCGTATCACTCGAAGCCGATGGTAATTCAGCAACTTATGGTACAACTATCGAAAGATTGCAGGGACTTGTTCTTGCAATGCCTCGTAAGTACCGTGGTTCCCGTTCAAACATGAAGTTCTATGCAGACACTGAAACCGTTGCAGAAATCATCAACGGTCTTGGTTCTTCTGGTAACTTGAATTCAGAGCGTATCGTTGAGCGTGTTATTGATGGTGCTGCTCCGCAGACCCTTGGTAGCCCAATCGCATATCGTGTTCTTGGTCTTCCATTAGTTGAAGTTCCTTTGATGCCACATGGTTATGTATCACTTACATTCCCAGAAAACCGCATCTGGGGCTTCCAGAGAGACGTAACAGTACACCGTGAATTCAAGCCAAAGAAGGATACTGTAGAATACACAGTATTCCTACGCTTTGGTGTTGCAATCGAAGAAACCGATGCAGTAGCATTCATGAACGACTAATTATAGTCACAATTGGAGGGGAGGCATTAATTTGTCTCCCCTTCATCTATTTATAAATGATATAATAATATAGATGTATTATGACAAAAGTTAAAGATGATCTTGTTTGTTTATTTGTAGAAAATGCAAGTGTCTATGAAAAAACTCTTGGTAAACTTAATAGAGGATATAACGTTGTAAGTAAAGAAGATGCTGATGTATGGGTTAGCAAATTTCCCAAAATTAGAATCACATCTCCAGAGGAGGTAGCCGAAGTTTTCGGTGTTAAATAATGGAAATTTTAAGAATTAATGGAAGTATTCCAGTAGCTTCTTTTTCAGACCTTGTTCCAAATGGTCGCTATACAATTGACTACTCAGATCTTTTAACGGACGAGGTATTTTCTGCAACTGCAAGTGCAAATGCTTCTGGAGATATTTCTTTTGTATTAAACAGTAAGTATATTTCTTATGATGGCAACCTAGAGGCAACGGTATACGATACATATGACGATGAAGTAATTGTTACAAATATAGATGTCGTAAGACCATATTGCGACATTTATTCCCTTGCAACCGAATTAAATAAGACTGTTGCACAAGTAAGAGAAATGGAAAGAATTGCAAGATATATTATAGATTCTGAAACATTTGGTGGATTTAAATTTGTAAGAAAAGAAAAAGAAGTAGTTGGACTAGGGTCTGACTACCTTGTTATTGATGAAAAAATTCATAAGCTACATAAGTTGTATGAAAACTTAGAGCTAGTCTATGATTCAAGCTCACAAACAAATGATCAAGAGTTTGAAATCTCAAAAGATAAAACTTCTATTGTTCTAACACAGACAGAAACTAATAGAGTTAATTACAATAGAGTTTGGAGAGATAGATATCTCGATGTTGATTTTGCGGATGGATTTGAATACCTTGTTGATGCAGACTTTGGATGGAAAGTAATTCCTCAAGACATACAAGAAGCAACCGCACTTCTAGTTGCTGACATTTCAAGCGACAACATGAAGTACATAAATAAGTATATTGAGTCATTTGACAATGATGACTTTAAGATTAAGTTTGCAAAGAACTTTAATGCATCAACTGGAAATCTTGTTGTTGATAGAATCCTAACAAAGTATAAGAATAGCATCCGTATTGGGGTGTTATAAATGCTTTTTAATTCAACATTTGATAACATTCTTTACCCAATGACTGCAGACATATATTATGCAGTAGAAGTTCAGTCTGATTATGGAAATATGACAAGAACTTGGCAGTTTGATAGAACCGTTAACTGTTCAGCAATAACTGCAACTTCAGGGGAATTGAATGCAGAACTTAAGGTTAAAGATAAGCTATTTGATTACAACTCTTCTCTATTCTTTAGAACTAATGAGGATATCAGAAAAAGCTCTTCTGGAAAGTATTATCCAATAACTGCAACTGCTGTTACAAATATGAGGGATCCAAATGGAGATCCTGTTTGGATTAATACAGAAAATCTTAAAACAAAGGCTGAGACTGTAAAAACAAAGTATGAGATTAAAACAATTATTCCAAGCTTTGATATGTTCCATAATATTGGAATGTATAGAGTATTCTTAACTCGCTCAGCAAATCAAAAGTGGGATGTTCCAGAATGATAACAGCAAGAATAAAGGGTGAAAATGTTATTAAAATGCTTAAAAATTCTGTAGAGTATTCAAGTGCCTTTGCTGCAGAATTAAAAAGAAATCAAGATATTTTAAATAGAAAAGTTGGAAATGAATCAATAGATGCTTTTTATCATTATCTTGACGGTCTTGCAAGATCTCATCCAGGAATGTTGCATCACGTTTATGAATGGGGTGAAGTTGGAAATCCTGCAGAAAGACTGTTTGAATTAACAATGTCTGTAAATAAAACCTCTGCAGTAATTGATGCTGAATTCTTACAATCAAATACTCCTTCTCCAACATCAACAGAGCCATTTTACGACAAGGCACAAATTATGGAAGATGGTCAAACAGTTACTATTAATCAAGTAGAAGCAGATGCCTTATTCTTTGAAATAGATGGAGAAGAATTTTTTAGAAGTGGACCAATTGTTATTGCAAATCCTGGAGGAGATGCAACTAGAGGAGCATTCTTAGAAGCATTTGATGAGTTTTATGGATCTTACTTTACAGAAGTTCATTTAAAAGCAATTAGATTTTATCAATACTTTGCAAATCCAAAAGCATTTGAAAACTATTTTTCTTCTGCTACAAAAGGTGGGGCTTCAGCAAAAGGTAGAAAAGCTGCATTATCATGGATTATGAATGCTCCAGGAGGAAAGAATGATTTATAGACCAGAAAATATTATTAACCTATATGTTTGGGAACAGTTTAAAACTCATGCACCAGCATTCTATAACTTATATGGTCCAACATCAGGGGGACCAGACATTGTTCCATTTTTTCCTGCACCAGCAAACAATCTTCCAACTGCTGTAATTGAGAATGATTTGCCATATGTTATGTTTGATAAGTTTAGTAGAGTCCGTGGAGGCTATAAATATTTTTACCCTATCAAGACTGACCAGATGAGATATACAATCGTTGGTGGCTCTCTGTACGACATTAACAGGAATCAGCAGGACAGGTATGCAACAACTATAAACCTTACAAGCCTTATTCAAAATATCCTGGATAGAGAAGATGATGCAGCAAGGGATATTAATGAATTTGCTAAAACTTTGCCAGATTACAATGATCCTAATTATCCAGAATTAAACAGATATTACTTCCATTGTGTAAATGTATTCCAGTCTGGATTCACCACTACTCAGCAAGAAGTCTCTGATTTTATGGAATATAACCCAACTAGAGACCTTATTATTAAATATGATTATCATGCTAAACAGTTTAATGAATGATAAAAACTAGATGTATACTTAACTTAGGAAACGCCAATCTCCCCATAAATTTTAAGACTATAAAAGAGGTGAAAAAAAAATGGCAACTCGTGGAAATTCCAATCAAATTATCGTTGGTGCAGCCCAACTCTTCGTTTCGAAGCAGGGTCCCCTAGAATACGCTACTGCTCAGGACGTTTACGGCTTTAGTGCTAGTCCTACAGTATCTGGCTACCCTTCAATCAGTGCATCTGGAGCTTATGCAGATAAGCTTGAAGCAGATAGCACAAGATGGAGAAATGTAGGCTACACAATGAACGGTTTAGAGGTACAGTTCCAACCAGACTTCGGTGAAGTTCAGGTAGATCAGCTTCTTGACGTTGCAAAGCTTTACAAGCAGGGTATGCAGGTTAGCATGGTTACAGCATTTGCTGAAGCCACACTTGAAAACCTTCTTGTTTCTATTGCAGCAGCAGACAGTACTTATGATGCTACTGGTGCAACTATTAATAGCTCAGGCAGACTAACTGCTGGAGAGATAGAGCTTGACATAACAGCTGGTGAACTAGGTGAAGTTCCTGTGGAACGTGCACTCATTGCTGTTGGTCCAGGTTCTGGCGATCCTGCAGCAACTGGTAGTGCAAAGGTAGAGCGTGTTTATGTAGGCAATCGTGTTCTCTCAATTGAGAACGTGACTGTTTCTGCAAAGCGTGACGAACCTTCTATGTACGAAGTTACATTCCGTTTGCTTCCAGCATCCAATGGTTCCTATGGCAAGATCGTTGATCGTGTCGTTGGCAACTAATAAAATTAAATATAGAGACTTTGCCCACCCCCTAAAAAGGGTGGGCATTGTTTATTTAACAGGGCTTTTATGCTATAATTAAATATATTCTATAGGAGGAATAAATGGCAACTAGCGTGTATGAAGTTGTAGAAGTAGAACTATTAGATGGTTCTACTATTTCTATGAAACCACTAAAGATTTCTTTGCTAAGAGATTTTATGAAAGAGTTTCAAAAGATTGGTGATCCAAAGATTGCTGAAGATAATATCAAGTCAATGGATCTTTTGCTAAGCTGTGCAACTATTGCAATGAAGCAGTATAACTCAGAACTAGCAACTAAGGAGCAGTTAGAGGAAATCATGGATCTCCCAACTGTGTATAAGGTAATTGAAGTGGCTGCAGGGATTAAGTTGAATGACCCAAACGCACTGGCAGCGGCTCTAGTTGGGACGAACTAGATCTTGCTGAGTTAGAATCAAGGATATTTCTTCTGGGATTCTGGAAGAATTATTCTGAAATGGAGGAAAGTATATCAATGCCAGAACTAGTAGCAATACTAGAAGCTAAAAATAATCAAGAGTATGAAGAAAAGAAATTTTTAGCAGCGTTACAAGGTGTTGATATAGATTCTTCCTCTTCGTCCGACAATAAGTGGGAAGAGATGAAGGCTAGAGTTTATAGCAATGGTGCTACATCTAATCCTAATGATATTCTTGCCTTGCAAGGTGCTGCAGCCAGAAAAGCTGGTTTTGGTATAGGACAAGGCTTGGAATATGAGGTGATTACAACATAATGGCTGAAGTTGCAAAAGGCATTATTGATATTGAGATTAATACAGGTCGTGCTGCGTCTCAACTTCAAGCCTTGCAGTCCCAGATTAATGCTTTTAATTTAGCTCTTAATAAGAGTAATAAGGCACAGGGCACTTTTGCAGCAGAATACTCCAGAGAATTGCAAAGTGCAATTAATAAAACTGGATTGTTTACTGCAGAGACTATAAGACTTCAGACAGCTGCTGCAACACTCGATAAAACTTTGTCCAAAGGAAAAACCTCCCTTGGGCAATTTTTTAGTGCAAAATTTAATAAAGATAGTGCTATTGCAGCAGAAACTATGGCACTTGCTGCAGAAAGAGCAAAAAGACTTCAAACACAATTTGTTGCAACTGCTGGTGCTGCAAATGGATTCCAAGATGCTTTGGCAGTTAGACCACTTGCTGCATTTTCTTCAGAAGCAGCAGTAGCTGCTCAAAGAACTCAAATTCTTTCTAACATGTTTAAGCAGGGAACTACTCAGCTTATTAACTTTGGTAAAAATGTTCAATGGGCTGGTCGTCAGCTCATGGTTGGTTTTACAGTACCTCTTACAATATTTGGATCAGTTGCTGGAAAAACCTTTATGGATTTAGAAAAACAGGCAGTTGCATTTAAAAAGGTGTATGGAGATATTTTTACAACTCCAGCAGAATTAAATCAAAACTTAGAAGCAGTAAAAGGTCTTGCTGCTGAATATACAAAATATGGTATTGCAGTAAAAGATACTATTGGTCTTGCAGCACAAGCTGCTGCTGCTGGTAGACAAAATGCAGACCTTACTGATGCAGTTTCTCAAGCAACAAGACTTGCAACACTTGGTCAAATGGATCAAAACGCAGCACTTGAAACAACTATATCTTTGCAGTCTGCTTTTAGATTATCTGGACAAGATCTTGCAGATACCATTAACTTTTTAAATATGGTTGAAAACCAAACTGTTGTATCTTTGCAAGATATTGCTGCTGCTATTCCTCGTGTTGCACCAGTTATCCAAGGTCTTGGTGGAAATGTAAAAGATCTTACAGTATTCCTTGCAGCAATGCAAGAAGGTGGAGTTGATGCAGCAGAAGGTGCTAATGCATTAAAGTCTGGTCTTGCTTCTTTGATTAACCCAACAAAACAAGCAAATGAAATGTTAAATGGAATGGGTATAAATCTTGAAGGAATTGTTCAAGCAAATAGGGGAGACCTTATGGGAACAGTTAGATCTTTTGCAGAAGCCTTGGCATCTCTTGATCAGTTTTCAAGACAACAGGCTCTTGAGCAAGTTTTTGGAAAATTCCAGTATGCAAAGCTTGGAGCACTATTTGATAATATTTCTAGAGAAGGATCTCAGGCTCAGCAAGTAATTGCAACAATGGGATATAGCACAGAACAACTTGGTGCAACTGCAGATAAAGAATTAAAAACAATTGAAGAGTCTTTTGGTGTGCAATTAACAGGGGCAGTAGAAAGATTTAAATTAGCAATCGCTCCTATTGGAGAAATATTTGTTAGACTAGCTATTCCAATAGTTAATTTTGCAACAAAGATTGCAGAGTCATTTAATGGATTATCAGATGGTCAAAAACAGTTTGCTGCAATTGCTGCAACAATTGTTGGTTTAGTTATTCCAGCAGTTACTATGATGGCTGGTTTATTCTTAAACCTTGTTGGAACCCTTGCAAAAATAGGTCAAGGAATGGCTTTATTTGGAAAAGGATTTCTTACAGGTGGTCCAGTAGGAGCAGTAAAAGCACTTACACAAAGTTCAAAATATTTAAGTCTTGCAGAGATGGATGCAGCTATGGCTGCTCAACAACTATCTGGTGCAAACAAAGTTTTAAACTCAACACTTATTGAGCAAGTTGGTTCAGCAAATGCAGCTGCTACTGCTATTGCAAATCTAACCAAGGCATATTCTTCAATGATTGCTACTCAAGGTGCAGCAGCAAACTTGCCAACATTTGGTACAGCAGGTGCTGCTGGAAATGCTGCAAAGACTAGTGGCGTTAGAATAAGAGGATTAAGAAGAAATGCTGGTGGTGGAGTTCCAGGATCTGGAAATACAGATACTGTTCCAGCAATGCTTACTCCTGGAGAATTCGTAGTAAATAAAGAAGCAACTAAAAATAATCTTGGACTTCTTAAAGCAATTAATGATGGAAAAACTCAGGGATTAAATAAGGGTGGAATAGCTAATGGAGTTCAGTATTTAAATAGAGGTGCAATAGTTTCCCAAGCAAGATCAATTCTTGACATGGTAAGAAGAGGCGGAATGGGCTCTTTAGATGATTTTATTAAAAATGCTAAAGATCCTAAGGTTTCAGCTTTATTACAACGATACGGAAGCATTAGTCGCTCAACTGGACCTTTAGCTCCAAAAACTCAAATGTCTCCTACTACTAAAAGAACTACAGAAAAAACACACTTTGGGGATAAAAGACAAGTACTGTCAGTAGAAGAGTTAGGCTTAATACTTGGTACAAAAGGTGGCTCAAAAAGAGAAATTGCAGAAGCTTTAATAAAGGGTGGCGTTCCAGTACAATCTTTGACAGATGATTGGATACTTTTGCCAAAATCCATTAATCAAGCAGCTAGGTCAAATACCACTACTCCAATGAATATTTCATCAGTAATTAAAGAACTTAGACAAAATGTAGGGTCGATAAAATTTAAAGATCGTAACAAAGATTCTGCATTTTCAATATTAAATCCAACTGAAACAGCATCAGGCTTTGTAGAAAGAATGAGTAAAGAATTAGCAGAATATTTAAGCGAAAATGGAGATGTTTTAGTAACAGATGATCTTCTAACACTTTTAAGAAATAAAGCTTATCCAAACATGGTAGGTGCTGGAACGTCAACAGGAATAAGGCTTCCAAGCAAATCAGATATTGGAACCTTATCTGGTGTTGATATAAATTCTCCATCATTTGCTAAATCAGTAAACGATTACTTTAAACAAAATAACATACCTTTATCAACAGATCAAATAGTTCCAAGAAAACCAGGAAGCAACACTTGGTGGGCATTGCAACTACTTGATTCAGTTGGTGGAAACGTTACTAAAGTAAAGAATAAATTTGCCTCATCTACTGGATTTAATTCAGGTGGACCAGTTCCAGGATCTGGAAACACTGACACTGTTCCAGCTATGTTAACACCTGGAGAGTTTGTAGTAAATAAAAAAGCAGCTAGTCAAAATCAAGGAATACTTGAAATGATGAATGGTGGAAAGGTTAGAGGATATGCTGTTGGTGGATTAGTTGCTGCTGCTAGGGCTGGTGCTACAAGATTAGCTGGATCTAAAACTGCAAAGTATGTTGGAGGAACTGCTGCTAGTCTTGGTGGATACGAGGTTGGGTCTGCTCTAACTGGTGGAAGCATGTTTGGTGGACTAGCTGGTTCTATAATTACTCCTATGCTTCCAAAAGCAGCAACCTTGTTAGCAAAAGCAATAGGTGTTTCTGTTCCAGCATTTGCAGGAATAACTGCACCATTAGCACTTGCAGGATTTGCAATTTATAAATTTAATAAAGGAATTGGAGAAGCTGAAAAGTCTGGTGCAGAATTTACAAGTGCAATGTATGGCACAGCAAAAACAATTGAAGGAATTGCCGAACAGTTTGGAACTCAAACAAATGCTCAAGCAGCCAGAATTTCTGCAGTAGAGAGAATTGGTGGACAGGAAATTGGTCAAGAAGCCCAGCAACAATCTGCACAATTTGTACAGTCTGAAGCTGGTAAGCAAATGCTTAAAGACGTTGGAACGGTTAAGGCTGGTGGAGGAAATGCTGTAGAGGCTTTAAGAAATCAACTTTCTGCTGCAATTATATCTGGTGCTATTGGAACAGAAGAAGCAAGAGCAATTGCTGTTGAAGTTGGAACAGCCTTGGGAGATCAGTCTATCGCTGTAGGAGTTTCTGGAGAATTAACTAGATTAATGGGTCCAGATGGTGGAGACCTGCTAAAAAATCTTTCATCAATTACAGCAGAAATTAGTCCAACAATTGATGCAAATAAGTTAGCTGCTGATGCAGCTTCTGCATATGAAAAAATGAATGCTGGAGAAAAGTTTATACAATCTTTCCAAGGTGGAGAAGCAGAGTTTGCAAAAAATTATCAACTTAATGAAGTTAGTGCAGCTAATTCTGCAGCGTTTGCAAAAGAGGCTCAAGCTAGAGAACTTCTTAATCTTGCATATCAAGAAGGAACAATATCCTTAAAAGAGTTCCAAAAACAAAATTCTGCAATAACAAAATCTTCTGAAGCCAATCAAGACTTAGCAGCAAAAGCTTTAGGATTTGAAAATCAATCTGCACTAGTAACTGCTTCACAAGGAACTGTTGTAGCTGCTGGTGGAAGAGGCGGTGGTGCAACAGTTAGGACTGAGCAGCAGCAACAAGCTCAGGCAGTTATTGATGCACAAAAGAAAGAGGTTGAAGACCTACTCCTTTCTATACCTGGACAAACAGAAGACACTGTTGCAAAAATATCTTCAAGTATTTCAAAACTTGGTGCAGGAGCATTTGGAGATATTCTATCTGGTAGATTAAACCTTGCAGATGTAGAAATATTGGTAAAGCTAAAAGATGGCGGATTAAATGAACAAGAAATTGAAGCAGTAAATGATAAGTTACAAGCTCTTAAGAAAATCCCAGACATTGATACTTTAATTAATGTAAAAACTACAAGTCAGGCAGAAATTACAAGACTATATGATGCAATGGTAAAGTTTGAAGAAATGCCTGATAAAGAACTTAATATTTATGCAAAGGATAATTTTACTAACATAATCCAACAGGCAGGTGCGACATATGATCAATTTGCAGCATTGCCAGATATTGAAAAAAGAATTGTTCTTGCAAAGATGGAAGTTTTGGCAGATGTTAGACTTACTCTAAATGGCAACATGGATATGGATCAAGGATCTAGAAGAGACTATGCAGCTCAGGTTAGTACGTTAATGCAATCCATTACTGGATCGTTTACTGCAGGTGGTGGATCAGGTTCTGGTAGTGGCTCTGGATCAGGTTCTGGCGGTGGCGGTGGAGGAAAGCAAACTCTTGCACAATATATTAAAGAATTTGAAAAGGCAACAAAGGCTAAGATGGATTACTTTAAGGCAACCAACCACATTCTTGGAACTGAAAAACAAGAAGCTTTAGCACTGATTGATACTGAGATGTACCTAAAAGCAAATAAAAAGCAAAGAGAAAAATTGATAGCTCTTGCAGAAAAGCAGTTAAAGATTCAAAGAGCAACTGCTTTCCTTGCCATGACTACAGAGCAAAAAACTTTATTAAGTTTAGAAATGCAAGAAAAGGCTTTGAATGTAAAAGCACAGGCAGATAATAAAGCTTTAAGAACTAAGCAAAGAGAAATGGATCTTAATAATAGAGCCTTAGAAGATCTTGCTGAAAGAGAAGAGGCTGTAAATAAAACATATGATTCAAAACTAGAATCTCTAGATAAAATTGCTAAAGCAAATGATAGATTGGCTGAACAAGAGCGTTCAAGAATAAATCTTGCATCTTCACTTGCCTCTGGAGATATTGCAGGTGCAGCAGGTATAGTTAGCGAGATGCAACAAGCAGATGCTCAATATCAAATTGAAGATACTAGGGCTGCTTTAGAGGCACAAAGACAAAGAGATATAGAAGCCCTAACAGTATCTGTAAATGGTCAACTTCTAACAAGAGAACAAATCCAAACTAGAAATAAGGCTCTTGCGAAAGAAATTCAAACTATTGAGGATAAGTTATATGCTATTGAAACACAAAGATTAAAAATAGCACAAGATCGTGAAGCAGCAGAATTAAGAACATATCTGTTACAACAAAAGCAAACCATTGAAGCTTTAAAATATAAAGAAATTAAGGGAGAGTTAACAAAAACTCAAAAAGCATTTTTGGGAACACTTACTCTAGACTTTAATAATCTTGCAAAAACTTATAATGCTAGTACTCCTGGATCTAGTGGAGACTTTGCAATGCAAAACCGTGGTGGATATATAGCAAGAATGGCAAATGGTGGAGTAGCATATAAGGGGTCTACAGAGTCTCCTCCAGCATTAAAAATGAACGATGGATTTACAGTTCCTGGAAACGGTATGACAGACAAGGTTCCTGCCTTACTTACTCCTGGAGAGTTTGTTGTTAGAAAATCAGTAGCAGATAAGAGCAGAGGATTTCTAGAAGCTTTAAATGGTCAAGTATTCCCTGGAATGGGTGGCACACAAGGTGTTCCAACAAACAATTTCTTACAAGGAATAGGGTCTCCAAGATACTCTATACCAGAAAGAGGTATGACAAGTATTCCAACAAATACTACAAGTGTCATTTCCCCTTCCTCGACAATGTATAATAGTACATATAACGTAAATGTAAATGTCTCTGGAACAAATGCATCTCCAGATGATATTGCAAATGTTGTAATGGCAAAGCTTTCACAACAAAACAGAGGAAATTTAAGGAGTACTAGATATTAATGGTTAGTAGTGCATATTTAAGTGGCAGAAAAAAGTGGATAAGACCACAAGCAATTATTTTTTCTAATAACTCTGGAGGAATTTTAAATGGTGTTCCACAAATTTCTGGGACTGAAAAAGAAGATTTCATAATCCTTTCTGATCACAACAGAAGTGATATTAGCTTTAATACTAATAGACTTGAAAATAGAAAAAGAATGGTAAATGGTCATATGCGTTCTTATCATATTGCAGATAAGATGAATGTTTCTTTTTCTTACAATTTACTGCCTTCTAGATCCTTTAGTGGAAATCAATCTTTTACTGCAAGTGGTCAATATGTAAGCGATTTGGTTGAGTATACTGCAGATGGTGGTGCAGGTGGTGCAGAGCTTTTAGACTGGTATAGTTCAAATCCTGGATCATTTTATATGTTTTTATCTTATGATAAACCTCAAAACTTTACTGTTGGAGTGTATGAAAATCTAGACAAGTACTCAGATGTCATGGAAGTTTTTGTATCAGACTTTAGTTATAATGTTGTTAAAAGAGGCGGAACTAACCACGACTTGTGGGACATTTCTATTTCTCTTGAGGAAGTATAATGTTTTTAGATAATGATTTAATTAACCACCTTCAAACAAAAAATAGTATTGATGTAGATTCTTTAGTTATTGCTGAGTGGAATCAAAATGATTTACTTAACCTTGATAATTATGGAAACTATAGGTTTAGACCAGATGATGCAAATGTTGTATACAGAACTATTTCTTCACAATATGACCCTCAAGACTTGTCAGACTCTTACACAAACGCTCTAGATTCTAATTATATTTCTAAATACAAAACAGAAGATCCAAATGAACCTTTGATATTTTCTTCAGGAGAAACAGCTAGAGACCTTTATTTTTCATTAAAAGATTGT